AAGTCCGCGGCCGAGTGCAAGACTGCATACAGCCTCTTCGACGCTGGCCTGAAGAACCCGAAGGGCGCTGTCAAGGGCACCTTCGCCACCTGATCGGAAGAGCGGGAAAACAAAAACAACGGGAGAGCCTGAAACATGGCTCTCCCGTCCTTTTGGAGGAATAGACAATGGCGACGAAACTGCTTGATCCCGTCAAGAAGGATCTCGGAATCACACACAGTAAGAAAGACGACGACATCCAGGACGCGATCGAAACCGCAAAGCAGCGCATGTCGCAGATCGGCGTCGGGATCGTAAGCGAAAACAACAAAACGACGGTAACGGCGATCAAGCTGTTCTGCCGGTACTGGTTCAATTTCCAGGGCGATGGAGATCGGTATGAGGAGTCGTTTAAGTCGCTGGCGGACGCTATGTCAAAGGCTGCGGAGTTCCGGGAAGGAGACGGGAGCGAATGAGCAGAGCATTCAGCCCGGACAAGACCAACCGGACACCGTGGGCGGACGTGATCACGCTGATCAGCGAGAACACCACCGAGGACAGCGCCGGATTCGTGGAGCATGATCCTCCTACGCGAAGGGAAATCTTCTGCACCTTCGTCGAAGGTGCATCAAGAGCGGAGTATTACGAGGCCATGAAGGCGGGCGTCAGGATCTCAGCCACAGTGGAGATCTGGGAAGATGACTTCCAGGGCGAGCGGAAGCTGGAGCGGGGAGACAAGACATACGAGATCGGCAGGACGTATCCGACCGGCCGCGGAACCCTGATGCTGTATCTCACGGAGGTGTGGAGATGACGACAAACGAGAAGCTCAAGGCCACGCTCGAACCGCTGCTGCCGGGGAGAGTGGCGGCGATCGAGTACACCGGAAAGAGCGAAGAGTATATCGTCTGGGATCACACCATGATCCCGGAGGTCTTCGCGGAAGGAGTCGCACACGCTGCCAGGTATCTCGTGCAGGTGCATTATTTCCTGCCGAACGGGCAGAACCCGGATCCGATGAAGGTGCAGATCTGCCAGGCTCTCCAGGCGGCAGACTTTACCACGCCGGCCATCCAGCCCGCGAACGAGGCGGCAGGGCAGCATTACGTCTTCGAGTGCGAGTGCTGCAATGGAGGACCGACCTATGGCCAGGCTTGAGCTGTTCGGCTTCGACGATCTCCAGGCGGCATATAACAGAATCTCGGACATCCCGGAGAGCGTAACGGAAGAAGCGCTCGACAAGATGGCCGAAGTCGCGGAGACGGAGATCAGAAGGACCGGCGAGTCGATGGGCGTGCGCGATCCGGAGAGCGATGTGCACATCCTAGACAAAATCAAGCGAAAGAAACCGAAGATCACACCGGAGGGCGGATACTCCATGATCACCTTCATGGGGTCACGCCAGAGAGGAAAGAAGCGAACACGAAACGCGGAGATCGCTTTCGTCAACGAATACGGATCCCGAAAGGTCAAGGCAAGGCCATTCATCGGGACCGCGATCACGGGCGCAGAAGATAAAATCGTTCAGCCAGGAATCGACATTGTCGGAGACTGGATTGAAAATGAATTCCAAAAATGAGGAGGAATAACACATGCCGCAGTTTGACCTGAAAGGAATCAAAATCGCCGAGTATAAGCTCGGCGCAAACAATGCCGTCACCTATGAGAACGCTCAGACGATCGGCGACGCGATGGGCGTCAACATGGAGCTCCGCTTCGCCGAGGCCCGTCTTTATGCTGAAGGCCGTCTGGCCGAGTATCTCAGGGAAGTCACCGGCGGAACGCTGTCCATCGCTGAGAAATACATCCCGGATCCGGCAAAGAAGGTTCTTTTCGGCTCCAGGGAAAAGACAAGGAGCATCACGCCGGAGGGCGGAACGGCAAAAGATGTCACGGGGCTCGTCACGGGATCGGACGACAGCCCGAAGTATGTCGGCGTCGCCGGATATGCGCCGGACATGGTCGACACGGAGAAGAAGTATTACTGCTTCCACTTCCGGAAGGCGAAGTTCGGCCTGCCTTCGATGTCATTCAAGACGAAGGGCGAGTCAATCCAGTTCGCGACGCCGACCGCAACCGGCGAGCTCATGTCGGACGACAGTGCGTCGCATGACATCCTCGAAGACGCGACCGTCGACACCGAAGCCGAGGCCGTGGCCTGGGTTAATGCGGTGCTTGTATGAGCGGCGTCAAGATGAGAGAGATCCCGTTTGAGCTGGACGGGAAACGGTACATGCTCCGCTGCAACATGAATGTCCTCGCCGATGTCCAGGAGGAATACGACGGGGACTTCATGGAATCGCTGAACGGCAAAAAGGCGATGAAAGGGATCCTCGTATTCATCGCCGCCATGCTGAACGATTACGCAGACGAAATGGGCTGGCCGGAGCGCTTCACGGCGAAACAGCTTGGTCGGAGACTTCACCAGGATGAAATCCCGGGTGTGAAGATCATGGCCCTTGTGACCGAGGCCGTGCTGCCGAGAGTAAAAGAGAAAAACCAGGAAGCGCCGGAACCTGACGAAGGCAGCGAGGAAAACCTGGGAAACTGAAGAACCGGGCAAGCCGATCAATCGACTTCGCCCGGTATCTTTCCATCTGGCTTTTCACACTGAGAATGCCGGAAGAACAATTCTGGCGGACGATGAACCCGGCAAAACTGACGGCGCTCTATGACGCGCAGTTCCATGTCATCCGGGAGGATGAGGATGCACCGCGACAGGAGCGAAAACAAGAGCAGAAAAAGAGCCTCAGAGAATACATGAGAGGAGGCTAATCTATGGCGACAAGGACCGCAGGCGCGAAAGTCGTGCTCGACGGTGAAAATGAATATAAACAGGCCCTGACGAGCCTGAACGACGGAAACCGCGTCCTCGCATCGGAGATGAAGAAGCTCCAGGCGGAATACAAGGGCAATTCCGACTCCGTGGAGTTCCTGACGAAGAAGGGCGACCTGCTGAACCGGCAGCTGCTGGATCAGAAAGAAAAGGTCGAAGTTATGCGTCAGGCGCTCGAGAACGCGGCAAAGAAATACGGCGAGGGCTCTGCGCAGGCCATGAAATGGCAGACAGAGCTGAATAACGCCGAGGCCGCACAGTATAACCTGCAGCACGCCATCGAGGAAAACAACCAGGCAATCGAGAACCAGGGCAATGTCTGGGGAAAAGTCGGCGGAATCATGGAAGACCTCGCCGGGAAGATGGGCATCAAGATCCCGGACGGAGCGAAGAAGGCGCTGTCCGGTATGGAGGGAATGTCCGCAGGTACCGTCGCGGCCATGACGGCGGCAGTGACGGCGGTCGCGGCGCTTGTGAAAGCGGTCACGGAGCTGCACGAGATGACGATCCAGACCGCAGCGGATGTGGACGAGCTCGTCACAAACAGCATGACGACGGGGATCGCGACGAAGACGCTCCAGGAAATGAAGTATGCCGAAGAGCTGATCGACGTCTCTGTCGACACGATCTCCGGGTCTCTGACCAGACTGACGCGGAACATGGCAGACGCGAACTCCGGAAGCGAAGAGATGGCCGCAAAGTTTGCCGCCCTCGGCGTGTCGATCACAGACGCAGCAACGGGACAGCTCCGGCCGGCGGAAGATGTCTTTTATGAGCTGATCGACGCCCTCGGGAACATCCAGAACCAGACAGAGCGGGACGCAGCCGCGATGGACATCCTGGGAAAGTCGGCGCAGGAACTCAATCCGCTGATCCTCCAGGGCAGCAAGGCCATGAAAGACCTCGCAAACGAGGCGGCAGCTGCCGGATACGTCCTCGACGAGAGCCAGATCAAGAAGCTTGCAGAAGTCGATGATTCCTATCAGCGTGTACAGCTCACAATGGAAGCACTCCGAAAGCAGATGTCCGCAGACTTTGCCCCGGCGAGCAAAGAAGCAATGGACCTCTTTTCCAATCTGGTGACGAAGGCGGGAGCGGCGCTTGAGAGATCCGGCCTGATCACCAACCTCGCGAGCATCATTTCCAGCCTGGTCGACATCCTTGAGACGGGAGAAGACATCGCGAGCGGGATACCGGGGTTCAACAATCAGCTCAGTGTACTCAAGGTAACGCTCGGAGCGGTCGCACAGTTCGTCGCTCTGATCGCGGACGCGGCGGACGTGGTGGGCGGCCTGTTTCAGGTAATCACCGGTTCCGGCGGCGGCAGAATGGCGGGCCTCGAGAGAATCGGGAACGCGATGGGCTTCGGAGAGAGCTCCGGCACCCTGAGCCACTACAAGACGGTCTACATGCAGCAGAGCGGGACCTATGATCAGTACCAGGAATTCCACGCGAACATGCGCGGAGAAAGCACGCACGACGGGCTTGGATTCGACACGGCGACCGGACAGTATTATGACCTGAAGACGGGAAACTATGTCTACGGCCACAATGCAGGCGGCACGGAGAACTGGCGCGGCGGCCTGACATGGGTCGGCGAGGCCGGACCGGAACTGGCACTCCTGCCGAAGGGCACACAGATCAGCAGCAACCAGGAGAGCCGGCAGATGATGCGCAACACAACGATCTACGTCACGATCGAGGCAAGGACCGTGAAAGAGTTCAACGACATCATCGAGATGGCCTACGACGCAGAAGCAGAAAGCTGGATGGAGTAAAGAGCTATGGGAATTGCAACAAGAAACCTCACGGCCACAAAGTCGGCCTATGTGATAGCCAGTGCCCCAAACACACACTACGGTACCGACGGGTCGACGGCTTACAACATCTCCGGATCCCACAGCGCAAACGATGCGAAGTACCTCCTCTTCGGACTGCCGAGCTGGCCGAGCAGCCTGAAGCGAAACAAGCTCTACTGCGTCCGGCTCCGGATCTACGCAAAACCGAAGGGCGGCTACCCGAGCGCCTACAGCATCGGGGACTTTAACGCCAGCACGGTCACCTTCAACTCGAAGCCGACCATCGGGAGCTTCGTCGCGTCCCTCTACACCGACGGCGTGCGGGACTGGACCGACCTCTTCCGGCCGTCCGACGTGGACACCGGCAGCGAGGGCCGGGCGGCAAACGCACGGAACCTTCTCGCCGGCCGGGGATTTGCGGTCACGCATGACGCGGCGAGCGTGGACGGCCTCGACTGGTTCGTCAAGGCAGCGCTCTCCAACGGCAGCGCGGTATATGCCGAGGTCACCTACG